GAGCATGTTTAATGGTTAAAGGTACTACAATACAAGAATTTTGTGAAGAGTCTAGCATACAGAAAACACTTAGAAAGCCTAAAGAGCAACTAAAACCTTTCGTAGCAGGTGCCAAGACTGCTTGTAATAAAAACTTTGAAGCAATCAAGACCACAGATACTAAAATGAATGGTCGTTTGAACGAACATATCATCATATTAAAGACATTTTAACCATCTTTAGCAAAAAACCGCTAAAATTCTGATAAATAGTGTTATGCCAGAAAATCAAATAGGATATAGCAGTAGAGAAGACCTCGTAAGAGAGTTGCAACTTAGGTTAGCAGATGACATCGTTGATGTAGAGCTCGACAGAGACCATTATGATGTATCAATAGATTCTGCTTTGAAAAAGTATAGACAACTCAGTTCCGGTGCGGTAGAAGAAAGTGTAATCTTTATCCAAACTCAAATAGGTACAACTGAATATACATTGCCGGATGAGGTAATGGAAGTAAGACGTTTGTATAGACGAGGAGTTGGTAGTAGCTCAGGTTCAGGTTCAAACTTTGATCCTTTTGATGTAGCATTTAATAACATGTATCTATTAAATGCAGGCCAAATTGGCGGCTTGGCAACATTTGATGCATTCTCACAGTACAAAGAAACAATAGGAAGAATATTTGGTAGTGAATACAATTTCCTTTGGAATAGAAATACCAAAGTTTTAAAAATCCTAAGAAACGTTTCAACAGACGAAGAAGTAGCAGTTGGTGTTTATAATTTTATACCAGAATCTATTTTGCTTGGCGACATATATGCAGGCAAATGGTTAAGTGACTATGCACTAGCTCAATCTAAACTAATACTTGGCGAAGCAAGAAGCAAGTACATGGGCGGTATCCCAGGTGCAGGTGGAAACATTGTTCTTAACGGTGAAGCAATGAAGCAAGAAGGCCAAGCAGATATAGAAAGTCTTATACAGTCAGTACACAATATGGAAGAAGGTAATAGCCCATTAGGATTTGTAATAGGTTAATTCTTTTTTACTTGTTGTTTGTTACCGAACGATGATAAGTATTTTTCACAACACAAACAGGTAGTTTATGAATATTATTGGACTAGTAGGATTTATAGGTTCAGGCAAAGACACAGTAGCAAATATGTTTGTTGAGAATCACGGATGTGTTCAAGACAGTTTTGCCGCACCATTAAAAGATTTATGCTCAACTATATTTGGTTGGGAACGTCATTTATTAGAAGGTGACACAGTAGAAAGCAGAGACTTCAGAGAAACTCCTGACTTATACTGGACTAAAAAACTTAATATTGATAATTTTACTCCTCGTTTAGCATTACAACTTATGGGTACAGAAGTACTTAGAAATCATTTTCATGAAGACATTTGGTTAAACAGTTTAGAATATAGATTGAGAATGAGACATCAGACTGATCCATGTGTTGTTGTAAGCGATGCTAGATTTAGTAATGAATTGCAGTTAATTAAGCAAATGAACGGCTTTGTTATTTGGGTGCAACGTGGTGATTTACCAGAATGGTACGACATTGCTAAAACATCACAAACAAATGCAGTCAATAGAAAGATAATGCAAACACGTTATAATAGTGTACATGAAAGCGAGTGGAACTGGGTTGGACATTCAGTAGACTATATTATTAAAAATGATGGCACTTTAGAAGACTTAACTCAACGAGTTGCAGACATTAGAGCAGACATAGACGTCAAAAACCCGCCTACAGCACTATATAGTGTCTGAAGGCTATTTATCAAATACCCCTAAAACCCTGTTACCCAATATTCTATAATACCGGTTAATACCGTCTTTTGGATAAATACATATATCCATAACAAATTATATATAATGGGAGAACAATATGGCTACATTAACTTCACCAGGAGTTAGCATTACCGTAACAGACGAAAGTTTTTACGCGGCGGCTGGCACTGGAACAGTACCTCTTATTGTTATTGCAACAGCTCAAGATAAATCCGCTCCAGACGGTTCATCAACAGCATCATACACAACGAAAGCATCTGCTGGAAATGTGTACTTAGTCAATAGTCAAAGAGAGTTACTTACAACTTACGGAAATCCTAACTTTAGAAAAAGTGGGGGAACACCTTTACACGGCGACGAGTTAAATGAATATGGTTTACAAGCGGCTTACAGTTTCTTAGGAATTGCCAACAGAGCATACGTCCTAAGAGCAGATGTTGACTTGTCAGAACTATCTGGATCATCCTCGGCTCCAACAGCATCACCGGCAAACGGTTCTTATTGGTTAGACATTAGTGCTACAACTTGGGGACTAAAAGAATGGGACGGTAGTGCTTGGCAAATTAAATCATTATTGGCACCAAACAAGGACCAAGTTACTGTAGGAGCCTCACCGGCACCTAAAGCCTCTATAGGCGTAGACGGTAACTTTGCGGCAGTTTACTTACAAAGTACAGGTGCAACAATGTCCAGCATCAAACTATTTGAAAAGATTTCAGGTGCTTGGCATCAGATCGGTACTAACGGTTGGGACACAGCATCAAGCGGTGACTTCCAAATTGCTAGACATACTAACGTACCTACAAACAAAAGCGGTGGTGGAACATTAGCGGCTGGTGATTTATACTTACAAACTAACACATTGAACAATGGTTCAGTACTTGGTTTAAAATTGTATAACTCAACAACTAAAGCATGGACAAACCAAACTGCATCATACAGAGAAAACTCTTATGAAGCATACGCAGATTTCGGTACAGCAAGTTTAGGCGATCTTTGGTACAAATATTCTTCAGCAGATGCAACGGTTCAATTAAAAAGACATAACGGTTCATCTACTTTAAGTATTTCAAGTTCAGCGGCAATTGCCGATACAGCCACAACAGCAACAGGCCACACTAGTGGTACTACTGCAATCAAACTTAACATTAACGACAGATTTGCTGTTAATGGTGCAAGTGGATATGTTAATGTAACATTCCATAACTTTGATAGTGATTCAGATGGTAACCTAAGTGTCGACGACATGGTACAAGCAATCAACTCAGCATTAAGTTCAGCCAGTGCGGCAAACACACATTCTGATAAAGTTGTTGCTTCTAATGTTTCTGGTAAAATCACACTAGTTAATAGTGCTGGTACAGACATTAATGTTGTTGCAGGAACTGTATCTGGATTTAACGCGGCAGACTTAGGCTTACAAGAAGCAAACAGTAACTGGGAAGATTTAAGTTTCACTTCTTCTGTAACAGCACCAACAGGTACATTAGCAGATGGTACATTATGGTTTGACAATTTAATTGACAACACTAATATTGATATCGTCTACAAAGCATCTGACAGCAAATGGAATACATATCCATATGATGTAAATATTGCGGCTAGTGAGCCAACTGTACAAAGCGACGGTGGCGCACTTGTAACTGGTGACTTATGGATTGGTAGTGCAGACTTAGAAAACTATCCTAAGATTTACAAATACAATTCAGCATTAGCGGCAGGCTCAAGATGGGTACTCGTTGACAACACTGATAAAGTAACAGCAGACGGAATCGTATTTGCTGATATGAGAAGTGCTACTACACAAGGTGGCGGCGTTGCAATGGACGACGATTGTCCAAACCCTTCAGTATATCCTTTAGGATTATTGGGTTGGAACAAAAGATTATCCGGTGGTAATGTTAAGAAATATGTAACAGCAAATAGTAGATGGGAAGACAACAGCGGTAACTTTGCTGATGGTTCTCCTAGAATGCTTAGAAAAGCACAAAGAGGTGCAGTTGTTACGGCATTACAAGCGGCTATCACAGCAAACCAAGACATTAGAAATGAAACTAATAGATTCAATCTAATTGCATGTCCTGGTTACATTGAGTGTTTAGATGAAATGATTTCTCTTAATACTGATAGAAAAGAAACAGCATTTGTTGTTTCCGATGCTCCATTAGGACTATCAAGTGATTCTACATCAACTCAAGCATGGGCTAATAACTCAGCAGTTGCTACAGCAAACGGTGAGGAAGGATTAGTAAGTGGATCAGCATACGCGGCTGTTTACTACCCACATGGTATGTCAACTAACTTAGACGGAACTAACATTGTTGTTCCTTCAAGTAGTATTGCATTAAGAACTATTGCATACAATGACCAAGTGGCATTCCCGTGGTTTGCACCAGCAGGTTTCCAAAGAGGTGTAGTTAGTAATGCTACTTCTACAGGTTACTTAGACAGAGCAACAGGATCATTTAAAGCAGTTTCATTGAACGAAGGTCAAAGAGACAGTCTTTATAGCAACAAAGTCAACCCAATTGCTAATTTCCCAGGTAGAGGAATTAACGTATTTGGACAAAAGACTTTGAGTCCTACAGCAAGTGCATTAGATAGAATCAACGTTGCACGTTTAGTTGTTTACATAAGAGAAAGACTTGACGATCTAGTTAAGCCGTTCTTATTTGAGCCAAACGATGCTTCAACAAGAGCAGATGCTAAAGCAATCGTAGATAGATTCTTAGCAAACCTTGTTACTCAAAGAGGTTTATTTGACTTCGTTACAGTTTGTGACACTTCAAATAACACCGCAGAAAGGATTGACAGAAACGAATTGCATATTGATATTGCTATACAGCCAGTCAAAGCAATCGAGTTTATTTACATTCCGATCAGAGTACAAAACACTCTTGGTTCGACTGCATAAGTTAAACTTAACACTAAAAGGCGTCATAAGGCGCCTTTTTTTGTGGTTATAATAACATACTTTAATAATTTTCTGCCAAAAGTGATAAATATTTGCATATAAACGATTATCGTTATAATGAATTAACGTAGGAGAAATAAAATGGCATTAGAGGCTATACCAACATTAAATAAATTCGGAGTACCGACTGGTGATAGTACTACCGGAACTGGCATTTTGATGCCAAAACTAAAGTATCGATTTAGAGTAACATTCTTTGAAGGCTTTGGTGGTGCAGTTGCAGGTGATAACTTAGTTCTTACCCAAAACGTACAATCAGTAGTTAGACCAAAGATTACTCACGAAGAAGTCACAATTGATTCTTACAACTCAAGAGTATATATCCAAGGTAAACATACTTGGGAGGCTATTACAGTAACAGTAAGGGACGACATGACTAACGGTACTTCTAAAGCAATCGGTAGACAGTTGCAAAGACAGTTTAACCACTTCCAACAAACAACTCCAAGTGCTGGATCAGATTATAAATTCCAAACAGCAATTGAAGTATTAGATGGAACATCTACTGAAGCAACTGAGTACTGGGTACTAGAAGGTTGTTTCTTAACTAACGTTGACTACAGTGAGCAAGATTATTCAGCAACAGACCCTGTTCAAATAGTTATGACTATCAAGTATGACAACGCAACTCAATATGACACAGATTCGTCACCATTGAGTCCGGCTCCATCAGCAGGAACAGTTAGTACTAACAGAGCTTAATACTAGACATGCTAGGAGTTAGCATATGGGTTTAGATATTTTAGGCAGGCTCGGCGCACAAACCGATGCAAAGTTTTTAGTAAGAGACTTTAGGAATGCGGCTAGATTAACACCAGGTGTTAATCCGCCTAGACAGAAGTTTCAAGGGTATGTAAATTTCATACTCAACAGAGAACTTTATTCGGAAATCTACGGCGACAAGTCACAAAATGAATTCAGAACACAAATCAGTAGTTTAATTAGGACTGCTGATTTGCCGTCTGTGGTATTTCAAACAGAAACTAAAAACGCATTCAATATGAAAAAGATTATAAACACAGGTGTTACATATAATCCTGTGAACATGACAGTCTTTGATACTGTAGGTAATGAATGGCTTACAACTTTAATGAAATACTTCTCTTTTCATTTTATGGACCCACGTAATGCACAAAAACAAGATGACAGAGACATTGCCGCAGGCAATGTTAGAGAAGGCGGCGTAAAAAATATAAATTCACAATTTGGCACAACCAGTGAAAGCCAATTTGACTCTAATGCCGCAGGATATAACTTAAATCCTTCTGCACAATTTTTTGAACGTATCGATTATGTATTGTATCATGGTAATAAAGGTGTACAATACAGTATTATCAATCCTATGATGTCAGAATTCAAACCAGGTAACATAGATTATGGTTCAAGTGATGTTCAAGAATTTTCTATGTCCTTTGACTATGAAAGATTTACAGTTTACAACAAATTAAACTTTGAATTAGGTGCCGATGATGTAGATAGATTTGAACAACTAGGTGCTATATCAGGAGATTTATTTGAAGATGATGTTGCAAAACCTCTAGTTTTGGAAACAGGAAGAACATTAGATATATTAGGTACAGAAGAAGAGCAAAGAGAAAGAACATTGCAACCAACAATAGCAAAAGAGCAACCAGCAGATCCAGGTGGAACTGATGCAAGTAATTCAGGCGACACTCAAGAAGACACAGCTCAAGAAGGCAACGGTGATGAGACAGATGAAACATCAACAGAGCCAGTTGAAGGTGTGCCAGGAACTTATGCCGCAGAATATGATCCTAATCAAATGGCAGGTGCAACAGGCGGTGATGGCGAAGGCGGCCTATTTTCTGATATATTAGGCGACGTTGCAGATTCGGCCTTATCAGCAGTATTAAGAGGTCAAAATGTTAAAGATGCTATATTAACCACAGCGGTTAATAGAGTTTCTACATCTCTTGGAGAATCAATTAACGAATCAATTAGCCCATCAGATGCAATCAAAAAAGAATCTCCTAATCAAAGTACGGATACAAATCCAGGAGACTCTTAATGTCATCTAACAGTTTATACAAAACATTTGGTAATGAAATTAAATACTCTATTTCAGAGGGCACTTTACAGGCTTATATGGAAAACAGTACTATTGATTTTCCTTTACCAGAGCCTGTATCAGATTTACTTTCAGGATTTATTACATTAAGCAAAGAAGTAGACGGGCAGTTATTGGATCAAGTAGAAGTAAAACTTATTGCAAGAGGTTTTAAGAAACCTAAAGCAAAAACAATGGCTACTGTACTATTACAAGTTGCAGAATCTGAAGGCATCAGTCCATTAACTTATTTTGATGATCCAGAAGTAGCATTAAAACTTACGCAAGACAGTTACGAGGCTATTAACTCAGTAAGGCCAAGCGGAAATAGAATAAGTTTAACTACAGCAATCAATAATTCTAAAAACAAAAAACTTAACGGCCTTATTCAGCCATGAACAGAAGCAAGTTTGCAAGTGGTGAGTACCTTGTGGAAAACCGCACTAAGTATGTTGGTACTAAAAAACCTATATACAGAAGCAGTTGGGAACTAGCATTCATGAGAATGTGTGATAGTCATCCTAACATACATAAATGGGCTAGTGAGAACGTAAAAATACCATATAGAAGTCCTATAGACGGAAAGTATCACAACTATATTCCAGACTTCATGATACAGTACACAGATAAAAACGGCAGTCAGCATGTAGAACTTATAGAAGTAAAACCAGCAAATCAAACAACGATGGAAAATGCTCGTAGTACTAGAAATCAAGCACAGGTGGCAATCAATGCCGCCAAATGGACAGCGGCACAAGAATGGTGTCAACGTAAAGGTATTCGTTTTAAAGTTATAAACGAAGATCAAATATTCCAAACTAAGAAAAAACGTAATCCTAAAAAGCGAATCACTAAGAAAAGAGTTAAATAGTTCTCATGATTCTTTGCGGCGGCGATAGTTTTAGCAAATTTGAAACCCCGATGGGTAATGGTAATCAACATAAAGGGTATAGTGCTGTAGAGTTACTAATAGATAAATTTAACACTACAGGAACTTGTGTTGGTTGGTCAGGAGCAAGTATAGATGCCACTATAGCCAAAACAATTCACTATATTTCTAATCACGACAATATAAAATTGTTATTCTTTTACTTGACAGCCAACGTGAGGATAATGTATTCTCCAAAAGTAACTGATAACTATGATTTTGCAGATAGCGGATACGATGATCCAGATTTTTTTGATGATCAAGTAATAACTAATGTACATGCTAACAATGGTAAAGGCATAACACCAGAAGCATATAAGTATTTTCAACATCAACCAACATATAAAAAATACTATGATCGTTATGCTTATATAAATTTTTTGACAAATGTGTGCAACAATAGAGGAATTGATGTTCTTTATATCCGTACCACAAACAACGAACTAGATTCCAGTTTAATTTTAAACAATTCAGACCATGTTAGATTTATAAACATTGATTTGCCACAAGGAATGTATCATGACAAGGACTTTATAAAAAGAAGAAGTGGCAATCATCTTTTCCCTCATGAACAAAAAGGATTCTATGAGAAGATAATGAATGTTCACGAATCATTTATATTAAGATCGTTAAAAAAATAACATAAATAGTAGTATGACAAAGAAACTAGAAGAAGAGTTTAATTTACCACCTATTGAAGAGGCAATTCAATCTGAAAAGCAAGAAGAGGAGCCAGTAAACATTCAAACTGTGGAAGATGCTATTAGTGTTAGTGAAAAAATTAACAATGCTTTACAAGAAGTCAGAGGAATGGAGCACCATGATAAAGAAATGGACACTATTGCTCAACAGGCAGTTGAAAGTTATGAACAATTAATGAGTCTCGGTATGAATATGACAGACATGGCGGCAGGTAGTGTGTTTAACAATGCGGCCAACATGTTAAAAATTGCATTAGAGGCCAAGGACAGTAAAGTTCATAGAAAACTAAAGCAAGTTGATTTAATGTTAAAAAAAGCAAACCTAGATCACAGAGTAAAATCAAAAGGAGGCGATCCTGACTTTACTGCAACCGCACTAAGCCGCAATGATTTACTTAAAATTCTAGGAGAAAATGATAAATAGTTTTATAGTGGTATTTCCACGCATAAATTAGGAGAAAAAAATGGCACAATCAAAAGGAAACGGAGCAGGTGTAGCCGAATTTGTAACAGGTAGTCTTATTTCAAGACATAACCTTAAAGCAATTTTAGTTGACACAGGTGCAGACCTTAGAACAGAAGATGACGCATCAGGTGAAGCAGTTGAAAGAGCATTAAGTCTTATTCAACCACTTATGTATGTAATTCCTACAGCAAACGCAGGACAAATTCATGCAATCGTTGACGGTAGTCAATTAGATGCGGCTTCATTACAAGCACAACTAAGAGCAATCGGAACATCCGGTGTTAATAGTTATGACTTTTCAGGGGCAACTGTAACTTTAGGTACTGGTTTAACAGTAGCATAATTTTTTAGTTAAGCAAATTTAAAAAGGCAGATTTTATTCTGCCTTTTTTTATGGATAGATGATAAATACATGTAACAGGAGATTTTACGATGCAATTTAAAGACTATCTAACAGAAAGTTTAAACAAAGAATACTCATACCGTGTAAAAATTGCGGCTGATTGTACTGCTGACCATTTAGCAGTTATAGAACAAGCCTTAGGCAAGTACAATGTTATTAGTGTTGCTGATTTTAAACGCAAACCAATTTCAGAAAACCCAGTAGAGTTCGCAAGAACTAAGGGTGTTAAACTTGTTTCAGAAGTTTGCTCAACTGATATAGTAACTGGATATCCTGTTAATCCAAGAATACTTGAAGTTTGGCTTGCAGTCAACTTAGGCCTCGACCATGA